CCAACAGGCTCAAGTCCGTTGTTTTATGTCGCAGGGTCCGACAGCAACGTATCCATGTATTTTGGTACGCAAGGTACGGGTGTTTTTGACTTTGCTACCAACTCTACGGATAGACAATTTCGCGTAGCGCATACCGCAAATTCTTACAATTATCTTGAAGTCACTGGTGGTAATTCATCTAGTGCGCGAGTCAAAATTAATGCTCAAGGATCAGATGCTAACGTTGTTATTCAATATCTTGCTAAAAATAGCGGTTTTCATGTTTTTAGCACTGGTGGCGGTGAACAGTTTAGGGTAGGAAATCTTGCTTCAGCAGTTAACTATTTGCAGGCCAGAGGCGGTGTAACAGGGAGTGGTGCTGAATTGATGGCTGGAGGTTCCGACTCAAACATTGACATACTTTTCACACCCAAAGGCACGGGTAATGTTAGTTTTGGAACGTATACAGGCACTATTTTATCAATTGCAGGCTACATAGAGATTAAAGATTCTGGCGGCACTGTTCGCAAACTTGCTGTTGTAGCGTAAAGGACTTCATAATGGCAACAGTATTGACTTGGAAAATTGAATCGCTGCGGGTGATGCAAACGCCTGGGCCAAACACCGTGGTCTTGAGCAACTTCACGGTTAGAGGCGTTGATGGTGCGCTAACAGCCTCTGCAAACCATGCTGTTATGCTTAAACCTGCTGACCCAAACAACTTCTTACCTTTTGATCAACTAACGCATGAGCAAGTCATTGCTTGGACTAAAGAGGCTTTAGAGCCTGCTGGCGTTTTGTCGATTGAGCAAGAAGTGCAAAACCAGATTGACGAGCAAAAACAACCTGTAGCGACTAAGGTTGATTTGCCTTGGAATTGACTATGCAGAATATCAAACTTGACTTAAATATTAATGAACTTAATAGTATTTTGAATGCTTTAGGCGCCATGCCTTACGTGCAAGTGGTTGCCTTGATTGACAAACTCAAAGTTCAAGTAACGCCTCAAATCCAAGAAAAACCGGATCATAATGACGATGATCATGTCCGTTAAACAAAAGTTTAACGTCAGAGCTGCAATAAGGAGTTAGCTATGACCGTCTTTATTTCAGCGCTTGGTGGCGCGGCAGCACAGTTTTTTGATAGCAGCGGCAACCCTTTGACGGGCGGGTTACTTTACTCATACGCCGCGGGCACCACAACACCTCAAGCTACCTTTACATCGTCAGCCGGTTCAACGGCGCACACAAACCCAATCGTGCTGGACGCAGCAGGGCGCGTCTCATCGGGCGAGATCTGGCTATCGGATGGTCTTAGCTACAAGTTTGTGTTGCGTGACAGTGCTGGTGCGCTGATTGGAACGTACGATAATTTGACTGGCATCAATTCAAATTATTTGAATTACACCAACAGCCAAGAGATCCAAACTGCGACGTCTGGTCAGACAGTGTTCACGCTGACCACGATGCAGTACGCCCCCGGTACAAACAGCTTATCAGTGTTTGTTGATGGTATTAATCAATACGGGCCAGGGGCGCAGTACGCGTATACAGAGACTAATAGCACGACAGTAACGTTTAACACGGGTTTGACGGCAGGGCAAAAAGTCAAGTTTACGAACTCTGAGATCAACGGGTCATCGTATGGCACTGCGACTCAAATATCGTACACGCCACCGTTTACAAGCAGTTCAGCCACCAACGTCTCAAACAAGTTGGCGCAGACTGTTAGCGTCAAAGATTTTGGCGCTGTGGGTGACGGGGTGGCTAATGACACAACGGCCATTCAGACCGCTATTACGCAATCAGCAGGCAAGACGCTTTACTTTCCTAGCGGTACTTACGTGGTAAGCACTCAAATCAACTTGGTGTCAAACATCACCTTGCTTGGTTACAACGCTACTATTACTTGCGCTACGACGCCAACGACCGATTTGTTGTTTGGTGCGTCTAAAACAAATGTTGTCATTGAAGGTCTTACCTTTGACGGCGGCAGCTATACAGTTGCTACCAACATCGGTTTGGTTGCCTTCCAGCTTTGCACTGACGTTAAAGTATTGAATTGTCGTTTTGTCAACATGGATCGGTTCGGTTTGATAGCAAACGGTGGTTCGCGCTACTTGTTTGACGGCAACTACATCAAACGAAACACGGCAGTTAATACGCAGAACCAAGCGATTTTAGTATCCACGTCGGCAGGTGTTGTGACGCAATCGACTATCTCGAACAACATCATGCTGAATAGCGCCTTGAATGTGTCGATGTCTGCAAGCACAATCGCAAACAACTACATATCAGGATGGCGGTTTGGTGGCGGTATTACGACTGAGCAAGACCCCAACTGCAAATCCTTGCAGATCCTAAATAACTACTGCGGCGATTCAGTAGGTACTGACGTTAACTTAAACGTGTGCCAAGGCATCGAAAACTGGGCCGCGCTGTCTATTATCTCGGGTAACTACTGCATCGACAACGCTGGCAGTGGCATTGACCAAGGCGGCAAGAACAGTATTTGCGCCAACAACTACTGCTTTAACAACGGAAAAACCGCTAATTCACCAGGTATTGTCGCAAGATACGGCACTTCAACATACAACGCTAATTACTCGCTGTTTAGCGGTAATTTGTGCTACGACTCTAACGGTGCAGGCGGTACGCAGACGTATGGTTACGTCGAACAAAGTGCGCTGTTGGAAGGTCTAATGGTTACAGGCAATCAGTTTGCCACCAATAAAACCGGCAACGTAAGCGTTCTATCGACAACCACTAGCTATCAAGGTCCAGTAGCGTACGGCACGCAAGCGTACGGATCAACAACGATTGCTAATGGCGCTCGTACGACGGTCAACATAACGACGCCTGGCGCTGCGCTGGGTGATATGGTTACTGCGGCATACGATAAGGATTTGCAGGGTGTTACGGTATTCGGTTACGTCAATGCAACCAACGCAACCACGTTAATTTTGTCCAACAACACGGGCGGCAGCGTTACGTTAGCTGCTGGTAACTTCTATGTGCAGTCGCAAAAAAGTTTGATTTCGCCAGCCTATTAAGTTTTAGTTGACAGTTAATGTAAGATTGCCCCAGACTTAAGTTTAATTACCCGTACTGGCCCGGTAGACCAGGGTTCCTTTGGAACGAAGATGACTGAGCAAGTTCAAGAAGCCTTAGCGGAAGTAGAATCCGCGCCAGCACCCGAGGTGACGGCCACCACGGAAAGTGCACAAAATGCGCCGGAAGCAGCTGAACAAGCGTCGGAACAGACTGAGGAAAAGCGTTACACCCAGGCTGAAATAGATGCGATGATCAGCAAACGCCTTGCAAGAGAGCAACGCAAGTGGGAACGAGAGCAGAAGCTGAGGGCCGCAACGCCCAATGTGCCGTCTGGTGATTTACCGACGCAAGATAGTTTTGCATCGACCGAAGACTACGCGGAAGCGCTAGCCGAACGGAAGGCAGCAGAGTTACTTGCACGACGTGAAGCAGAACGACAGCGTGCCGAAGTTCTTGAGGTCTATCACGAACGCGAAGAAGAAGCGCGGTCTAAGTACGAAGACTTTGAACAAGTCGCGTACAACCCCCGTCTTCCAATCACGACAGTGATGGCTGAGACGATTCAAGCCTCTGATATTGGCCCCGAGGTAGCGTATTACCTTGGATCTAACCCAAAAGAAGCTGATCGTATTGCCAAGTTGTCGCCTTTTTTGCAGGCAAAAGAGATTGGGAAGATCGAAGCTAAGTTAAGTGAAAATCCTCCTGTTAAAAAATCGTCGAGTGCCCCAGCGCCGATTCAGCCTGTCACTCCTCGGGGTGGCAACGCAAGAGTTTTAGACACGACTGACCCGCGTTCGATAAAGGAAATGTCAACGTCAGAGTGGATTGAAGCCGAGCGTCAAAGGCAGATTAAGAAATGGGAAGCTCAGAACCGAGTCCGCTAACTTTTTAAAAAGGAATTGTCATGGCAAATAGCCTACTTACCATTGACATGATTACCCGCAAGGCGCTTGAAATCCTTGAGAATAATCTTGTCTTAACCCGTAACGTAAACCGTCAGTACGACGACAGTTTTGCTGTCGAAGGCGCTAAGATTGGTTCAACCCTGCGTATCCGCCTCCCGGACCGCGCTCTGGTTACCGACGGCGCCGCGCTGCAAGTTCAGAGCGACAACGAGCAGTTCACCACGTTGACTGTTGCTTCGCAAAAGCACATCGGCGTTAACTTCACATCTGCTGAATTGACGTTGCAGTTGGACGATTTCGCAGAGCGTGTGCTTAAGCCTCGTATTAGCCAGCTTGCTGCCAGCATCGACGCTGACGTTGCAAACTCGTACAAATACATCGGTAACACCGTTGGTACGCCTGGTACAACGCCTGCTACATCGCTGGTTCTGTTGCAAGCACAGCAAAAGCTCAACGAGAACGCTGCGGTCATGTCGCCCCGTTACGCCACAGTCAACCCAGCTGCTAACGCTGGATTGGTCGAAGGCATGAAAGGTCTTTTCAACCCCACTGATACGATCAGCCGCCAGTTCAAAAACGGCATGATGGGTATGGGTGTGCTCGGGTTTGACGAGATCAACATGTCTCAGTCGATCAAGCAGTTCACCACTGGCTCGCGTACAGCGACCGGCGGCACGACCTCGGCTGCTGTGACAAGCGAAGGCGCAACCACTATCGCCATCACAGGCGCTGGTGCTAGCGCGACGGTTAAGGCTGGCGATGTGTTTACCGTGGCTGACTGCTATGCAGTTAACCCACAGACACGCGAGTCCACTGGATCGCTGTTCCAGTTCGTTGCGACGGTTGACGTCACGCTTAACGGTTCTGGCGCAGGTAACATCACTGTTGCTCCTATCTATTCGGCAGCTAACGCTTTAGCTACCGTAGATAGCCTCCCCGCTACTAGCAAGGCCGTAACGTTTGTTGGTGCAGCTTCATCGCAGTACCCACAAAACTTGGTCTACCACAAAGATGCAATCACGTTCGCTACCGCCGATCTGATGATGCCGCAAGGCGTTGATATGGCGTCGCGTCAGGTTCATAACGGTATTTCGATGCGTATTGTCCGCCAGTACGACATCAACAACGACCGTATGCCCTGCCGTATTGACGTGCTGTACGGCTACAGCGTGATCCGTCCTCAAATGGGCGTTCGTCTCTGGGGCTAATCAATAAGGGGGCTTCGGCCCCCTACCAAATTATTTTTTGAAAGGATCTATCATGGCAATTCCTAACGGTGCTGGTGGCTATCAGTACAACGACGGTAATACCGGCGAGGCTTTGTTGTTTGTCCAAGGTGCACCCACTGCGCTAACCGGCGCAGCAACGGTCACCGCCGCGCAACTGGCTAATGGTCTGTTCACGTTTGATGGCACCGCTGGTGCTATGACGTTGCCGACCGTTGCGTTGCTCGAAGATGAAATTTCTTCGGCAGCTAAGGTCAACGCTGCGTTCACGTTTGCAGTCGTCAACATTGATGGTACTGACGCTGTGACCGTAACCGCAGGTACGGGCTGGACGATTGTTGGTACCGCTGCGGTATCGGCTAACACGTCTTCGCAGTGGCTAGCACGCAAGACCGGTACCGGTACTTGGACGGCTTATCGTATTGCGTAATTGATAGGGGGTTCGCCCCCTATTTTTAAAAGGATTAGCTATGTCAAACACTAAGCCTATTGGCGTTGCTTACACAGACCAAGACATTATCGGCGCACAGTACGTGCTGTCCGATGAGCAGTTTGGTTATACAGCAGCCGCGCAAGGTACGGTAACTCAAGCTACTAGCAAGTCTACAGCCGTAACGCTGAACAAGTCTGCCGGTCAAATCACGATGAACAACGCAGCTTTGGCGAGCGTAACCAACGTAACATTTACGTTGAACAACTCGTTCATTTCTACGAACGACATTTTGATTTTGAACGTAAGCGGCGGTGCTACTGCGGGCGCGTATAACTGCTGGGTATCTGGTTTAAGTGCTGGGGCGGCGACTATTACAGTACGCAACATTTCGGGTGGATCGTTGTCGGAAGCAGTTGTTATTAATTTTGCTCTTATCCACTGCGTGTAAGGAAGGGGGGCTTCGGCCCCCAATTAAAATATGGCCGTCATCTACCTCCGCCACACCTCGCATGGTGCTAAAGTTGCAACATCTGACATGGAAGCTGACCGTGACAGAGAGAACGGTTGGGAAGATTACGATCCCAACAACTTGACTGTTGATGCTGCGCCAGACGAACTTGAGCCTGTTAACGAACTCCAACCTCGTCGTCGCAGTCGTAGGACTCAGGAGGCCGAACTATGACCACTGCTGCTGAACTCATTGACGGGTCGCTTAGACTCCTTGGCGTATTAGCGGAAGGTGAAACGCCCTCTGCGGCTGTTATGCAAGACTCCATCATGGCGATGAACCAGATGATTCAGTCTTGGGACACCGAACGCCTGTCAGTGTTCAGTACGCAAGATCAAGTGTTCACTTGGCCTGCTAACGTCCTTTCGCGCACGTTAGGTCCAACGGGCGACTTTGTGGGTAATCGTCCTATTGAGATCGACGACGCCACGTACTTTAAAGATCCTTCCTCTGGACTATCGTTTGGCGTTAAGTTGATCAACCAGCAGCAGTACGATGGCATCGCGTTTAAGACGGTCACATCGACGTATCCGCAAGTTCTGTGGGTCAACAACACGTTTCCGAACATCGAAATGTATGTCTACCCTGTACCCATTAAGGCGCTAGAGTGGCACATCATTTCGGTGCAGACGCTTGATGAAGTATCGAGCGTTGCTACAGATATTTATTTCCCGCCAGGCTATTTGCGTGCGTTTCGCTACAACTTAGCCTGTGAGTTAGCACCTGAGTTTGGTGTTGAGCCATCGCCTCAAGTGCAGCGCATTGCGATGACAAGCAAGCGCAACATCAAGCGTATCAACTTCCCCGGCGATCTTATGGCTATCCCATACCCGATTGTTGCAACGCGTCAACGGTACAACATCTACGCTAACAACTTCTAATGAAAACGCCGATCCTAGGCTCGTCCTACGTTGCACGGTCCGTCAACGCAGCCGATGCGAGGATGGTCAATTTGTTTCCGGAAGTTGTACCCGAGGGTGGCAAAGAACCCGCGTTTCTTCAGCGCTGTCCTGGGCTGTTAAAACTTGCAACCATAGGTACAGGACCGATCAGAGGTCTATGGACCTTCTCGTCTGACAGCAGCGTTGCGTTTGTAGTATCCGGCAATTCGCTATACAAAATCACAACCAGTTACGCACCGACGTTGCTTGGCGTTATAGCAGGCACTGGGCCGGTCAGTATTGCTGATAACGGTACGCAAGTTTTCATCGCGGCTAACGGGCCAAGCTACATCTATAACAACCTTACCAACACGTTCGCGCAAATACTGGACGAAGATTTCCCTGGCGCGGTGACGGTTGGCTACCTTGATGGCTATTTTGTCTTTAACGAGCCTAATAGCCAGCGCATCTGGGTCACGCAACTGCTTGATGGCACGTCCATCGACCCGCTTGACTTTGCTAGCGCAGAAGGCTCGCCTGATGGCGTGGTGGGCCTTATTGTCGATCACCGCGAAGTATGGGTGTACGGCACAGGAACGGTTGAGGTCTGGTATGACACAGGGTCGTCTGACTTTCCGCTTCAGCGCATCCAAGGCGCGTTTAATGAGATCGGGTGCATCTCCGCGTACACGATTGCCAAGATGGATAACGGGCTGTTTTGGCTTGGTGCAGACGCTCGTGGGCAAGGTATTGTCTACCGCGCTAACGGCTACACCGGACAGCGCATCAGTACGCACGCCGTCGAATGGCAGATTCAGCAGTACAGCACACTAACCAACGCGATTGCCTACACCTATCAGCAAGACGGCCATAGTTTTTACGTCCTAACGTTCCCTAGTGGCAACGCAACTTGGGTTTACGACGTCGCTACAGGCGCATGGCATGAGCGTGCTGGTTGGGATAACGGATTGTTTACGCGGCACCGCAGCAATTGCCAGATGGCGTTTAACAATAAAATTGTCGTTGGCGACTATGAAAACGGCAATATCTACGCGCTTGACTTAAATACTTACGCTGATAACGGTCAGACGCAAAAGTGGCTGCGGTCGTGGCGGGCGCTGCCCACCGGTCAGAACAACCTCAAGCGCACCGCGCAGCATTCGATGCAGATCGACATCGAGTCGGGCGTTGGTCTGAACGGCATACCTTTGCAAGACAGCTACCTGACCACGGATGTCACAGAACCCATCAACTATTTCTTGTTGTCTGAGGGTGGCGATTCGCTGATTGACGAGGACACGTCTGTAGAGTCGATCTACCTAACGACAGACATTATCGAGACTAACGACTACTTTTTAGTGTCTGAAGATGGCGCATATTTCATCGAAGAAGAAATGGCGGGCGTACAAGGCGCTGACCCCGAGGTCATGCTGCGCTGGTCAGACGATGGCGGGCATACGTGGTCCAACTATCGCACAGCATCGATTGGCAAGATAGGCGAATATTACCGACGCGTGTGGTTCCGTAGACTGGGTATGACGCTACAGTTGCGCGATCGGGTGTACGAGTTGTCGATGACTGACCCTGTAAAGACAGCGCTGATGGGCGCAGAACTTTTGATCAGTCCTACCAATGCCTAATCCTAGCGCCACCCCGACGCCGATCACGCCACCGCGTGTGCCGTTTATCGACGCACGCACAGGGTTGATCGACCGCGCTTGGTATCAGTTCTTCTTGTCGTTGTACCGCGTTGCTGATGTTGCAGCTAACGATGGTATCGCTAGCCTAGGGCTAGAGTCGCTTATCGCTTCGTATGACGCTGCGCTTCAGACGTTGGCGCAAGAGGTGCAGACTCAGCCGCCTAGCGAGCTTGGGTCGTTGCAACAGCAAATTGATGCACTGCGTCAGAACTTAGAGACACAGCCAAACAGTTTAATTAACGACATTGCTCAACTGCAAAGTCAGATCCAAGCGTTGCAAGTAACGCCGCCACCACGAGAGTTCAAGCGTTCGCGGTACGGCCAGTTTCTTGACACTACCTCCCAGATCCCGGCTGCGATCAATACGCCTTACGCTGTTACGTTTGACACCACTGATGTCAGCAACGGCGTCTATATCGGGTCACCAACGTCAAGAGTTTACGTCGATGAGCGTGGTATCTATAACTTTTTGTTCAGTATCCAACTGGATAAGACGACTGGTGGTGTAGGTCTTATCTGGATATGGCCCCGAATTAACGGCGTTGACGTACCTAACAGCAACAGTCAACTACGATTGCAAGGCAATAACAACGAACAACTTGCTACTATTGGGTACTTTTTTAAACTTAATGCTGGCGATTACGTCGAAGTCATGTACGCGGTTGATGATGTAACGGTGCAACTAACATCGTTTGCATCTTCTGCGTTTTATCCGGCTGTGCCAAGCATTATTCTTACTGTCAGTAACAACATTGAAGGGGTTCAATAATGGCAGTTACCGTTAAAGTGCTTGTTCCGGCCAAGACGGTCGAATCATCACAAACTACGCAGTACACCGCAACAGGTGTGACGGCTATTATTGACAAGTTTACGGCGACCAACTACAGCGCCAGCGCTGCAACGATTAGCGTCAATCTTGTCACAGCAGCAGGATCAGCGGGTAACACTAACTTGATTACGAAGACTAAGACACTACAGGCGTCTGAGGTTTATACGTTTCCTGAGTTGGTCGGACAGGTGCTGGGCGCAGGCGATTTCATCAGCACGATTGCTGGTACGGCTAGCGCCATCAACATGCGCGTTAGTGGGCGCGAAGTGACGTAATGATCTACCATCACTTTAGTTCAGGCGTTTACGCTAAAGAAACCCGCATTCCAGCGGGTTGTGTACTTGTTTCGCACAAACATAAGTTTGATCATTTGTCGATTTTGGCGAGTGGATCTGTTGAACTTATGGTTGACGGCGTTCGATCTGAAGTTCATGCGCCTGCGTGTTTAACTATTGAAGCTAATAAACATCACGGCGTAAAATCGCTTACAGATGTTGTTTGGTACTGTATCCATGCAACTGACTGCTCTGACGAAGACAAAATAGACGAAGTATTAATTACGTCTGGCGATAAATCTGAAGCGCAGCACATGGCCCAGTGCTTAAAGGAGAATTGACATGCCTTGGATGATCGCCGCCGCCGTCGTCGGTAGTTCTTTAATAGGTTCTAGCGCATCTAAGAAAGCTGCCAGCACACAAGCTGACGCTGCTAATCGCGCTGCTGACTTGCAGATGCAGCAGTTTGAGCGCCAAGTTGAACTGCAAGAGCCTTGGCGTCAGGCGGGCATTACGGCGCTTAACAAGCTCACGCCGTTGGCAACCGAATACACGCCGTTCGGTATGGATCAGTTTCAGCAAGACCCAGGCTACGCTTTCCGTATGAGCGAAGGTATGAAGGCGCTAGAGCGATCGGCAGCAGCGCGTGGGGGCTTGCTGTCAGGCGGCATGTTAAGAGGTGCTCAACGCTACGGTCAGGATTTAGCGTCACAGGAGTACATGAACGCCTTTAACCGGTATCAAGCCGAGCGTAATGCGCGTCTGAACCCATTACAGTCGCTAGCAGGCGTAGGCCAAACGGCAACAAACCAGCTAGGTCAGGCAGGGCAGGCGATGGCGAGCAACGTCGGCCAAGCGTTAGGCGCTGCGGGGCAGGCGCGAGCGTCAGGGTACATCGGCGGCGCTAACGCATTGTCGCAAGGTCTTGGGACGTATTTGAATTATCAGCAAGGTCAGAATTATTTAAACGCTCGTTTTCCTCAACAACCTACCGCTGCTGCGCCTATTACTGACTACAGTTATGGTGGCTACACCTACTATGGAGGCTAATCATGGCTCTTGTTGATCCGAACATCGCGTTGTCTTACCGAGGTCTTCAGTTACAAGACCCGCTTGACCAGTACAGCAAAGCGTCTGCGGCGCAACTGAACGCGCTTAAGATGGATGAACTGATGCAAGAGCGCGAAGCGCTAAATCAAATTCGATCGGCCATTACAGCTAAAGGTGGGCCACCAGACTTAGAAGCAGCCGCGCAAGCTATGGTTAGCACCGGCAGACCTCAGTTTGTTCAATCTGGTATGGCGATACTTGAGAAATTACAGAACCAAAAAAATTACGAACAATACCGACGCGATATAGAAGGCGCGCCCGCGCCTGCTAACGCATTAGCGCCTGCCGCTGCAACGGCTGAGACACCGCCTGCTAATGCTTTGGCAGCGCCAAGGGCTGCCGCCGCACCCACAGTAAGCCCGCAAACGCAAGAGTTGATCAATAGAATTCGACGAGTTAGCCAATTAGGTGAGGTTGGTAAACCTGAAGCGGCAATACTTAAAATGCAGCTTGAAAACCAGTTGCGTGCTGAACTACCGCCTGAGACGCTTCGCACAATGATGTCACTTGGCTATCCAGCCACACAAGAAGGTTATCAAGCGTTCCAAAGCGCTCAACGCACGCCCCCACCACCGCAACCGCTTGTACCGGTGCTCGAAAACGGTAAGCCAGTTTTACGCACTCGTGAACAAGCTGCCGGTCAAACACCGTTTACGCCCGCTACAGTTCAAATAATGGGTTTAGGTCCAACAAAAGCACCAAAAGAATCTGAAGCACCTAAGCCTCCTTCAGGGTATCGCTTTACGCCGTCGGGTGATCTTGAGCCTATCCCTGGTGGTCCAGCAGCGCCGGGATTGTCGAACAAAGACATTCAAAAACGTGAAGCAGTATTTCCGCAGGCCACACAAGCTGTCAAAGGGTTTGAAAGCAAATCTGATTTGTTTATTAAAGACTTGGAGCGTCTTCGAGATGATCCAGGTTTGAATCAAATTACAGGGCCAATTTATGGCCGCACGCCAAGCGTAAGCCAAGCAGGTAGCCGAGCGCAGGCGCTGTACGATAAGATATTTGCTAAGGGCGGCTTTCAGGCGTTGCAGGATATGCGCGAAGCGTCTAAAACAGGCGGTGCGCTTGGTAACGTGTCTAATGAAGAAGGTCGTCGTCTTGAGAAGTCAATTGTTGGCGGTCTTGACAGAACGCAAAACATTAAGGATGTTAGAAATAACATCAATGAGTTAATTCAAGAGATTCGTACGTCAAAATCGCGTGTACGTGAGGCTTATGATTCAACGTATGAGTACCGTACGCAACAAGAGGCTGCGCCTGCGCCTGCGCCTAGCGGTGCAAAATCAACTGGCGGCTGGTCCGTCGTGAGGTAATCATGGCCGATCAAATTTACAAGGTACGCGATCCTCAAGGCAATATACGAGAGATTAAAGGTCCAGCAGGTGCTAGCGATGAAGAAGTTATCGCGCAAGCGCAACGTCTGTTCGCCACTCCTGCGCCTACACCTACACCCGAACCGCGCAGCGAAGGTATGCCCACGGCACCTCGTCAAGAGTTGACCGCAGGGCAGCGCATGTACCAAAGTATTAGACCTTACGTCGCACCAACGATTGAGGCGCTAGGGTCCGCAGGCGGCGCGTTGCTTGGTGGTACGGCAGGAACATTTGGCGCTGGCCCTATAGGTACTGTGACGGGCGGCGTAGTCGGCGCGGGTCTAGGTTATGGTCTTGCTAAAGAGGCGCTTGAGTTAAGCGACGTTTATTTAGGTGGTAAAGAGCCGCGCAAAGGCGCAGCGATCGCAGTAGAGCCTACTAAAAATATACTTGAAGGCGCAACTTACGAAGCTGGCGGGCGCGTTGTTGCGCCTTTGCTTGGTAAAGCTATTGGTAAAGCTGCTGACCTTAAAAACATACCGCAAAACAAAGCCGCTGAAATTGCAAGAAACGCGCTTGGCCCCGATTTACCTGAAGTTATCAACGCGCTTAAGGCGGCGCAGGGTCAAAATGTTAGTGCAGCCCAAGCTACTGCGGCTATAAATAGTCCTACTTGGCAAGCGTTAATTGATCGTGCGACAGCAAGAGATCCTCGTTTCTTAAGAGCGCTTGAGCAATCGCAAGGCGAAACGTCATTAAACGCGCTATCGCGTCTTGTTGGCGGCGCAACTGCCACGGACGTTCGCGCTACGACGGATACTATGAAGCAGACGTTGCGCGACATTACATCGCCAGCACGTCAGGCCGCGTTAAACCGCGCTAACCTTGGTCAGCAAGTCGCACAGTATGAGGCTGAGGCCGGTAAGTTAAGCGCCGAAGCAGCAGCAAAGGTGCAAGACGTACGCCGACTAATCAACGCAGGCAATTTGGCTGAAGCGTCTGCTCGGCTTGACCTCATCAAGCGCAACTTACCTGTGGGGCTGACTAAGTACACCTACAAAGGCGACTTAGCTCGTATGGCTGATGAGTGGGCGTCGAAGGCGGCGGATGCGTCGCTTGACTTGGGTCAAGGCGCAAGGTTTGCTCAGTCTGCGGCAGACAGTTTACGAGAGGCGGGCATCAAACCACTTAAAGGCGAAGCAATCATAGGGCAGATTCGCGGTGTACTAAACAACCCTGAATTCGCAGGCAATGATTTGCTTAGTGGTGCGGCTAAGAACATAGCAAACGATATTGCTCAGTGGACCAAAAATGGCGGCATCATTGACGCAAGAGCACTAGATGCCATTCGTAAGAACTCCATCAACGCAACTGTACAGCAGCTACGCCCAGGCGTAGACGCTACAACGCAGCGTAACTTGGCCGCTAAAGTAACGTCGGAAATAAAACCAACGCTTATCAACGCCATCGAAGCGGCAGGCGGCAAAGGCTATCGTGAGTACCTTGATGAGTTTTCTAAGGGTATGCAAAAGATTGCCGAGACCAAGCTGACCGGTGAAGCAGTTAGGCTATGGAAGACCGACAAAGACGCGTTCGTGCGTCTGGTGCAAAACGAATCGCCTGACGTTGTTGAGAAATTTCTTGGCCCTGGCAACTACAACATCGCCACAGAACTGAGCGAGAATGTAGTGTCAACGTTACAATCTGAAGCGCAAAAACATCTTGCAAACTTATCGGTCAAAGGTCAAGTAAGCGCAGGGCAAGACGCGCTGAAGCAACTTTTGTTGGATAACACATCGAAGCTGCGTATACCTTCATACTTAAGTGCTGTAGCGACGACTACGAATAAAGCGTTAAATATCTTAGAGAACAAGATTGGCACAAAAACGATGGGCGTTTTGACAGAGGCTTTAAAAACACCTGGTGGTGCTGCAAACTTATTGGAACGACTGCCCATAGAAGAACGCAACCGCGTTGTAAAAATTATTAGCGATCCATCATCGCTTAAAAGCAAAGCAGCGCAGCGTGCTGCTGAGTTTATGAGAAGTGGAGCCTCTACAACGGCTATTAATGCGCTAGCATCGGAACCTAGCGAAAATGCACTCATCGATTGATAGGTAAGGGTCATCATGGAGCACGATGTAGATACGCGTTTGACTGTCCATGAGGCAGTTTGTGCAGAGCGGTACAAGTCGATTGAACAGTCATTCGGTCGCGTCGAGCAACGCTTTGACGATGGCTCGGCTAAGATGAAGCGCTTAGAGTACCTCATGTACGCCGTCATGGTCGCTGTGCTCCTTGGGCCTGGCGCTGCTGCAATTTTTTTTAAGAAGCTACTAGGTGTTTAAACTAGGTAAAAGGTCTATTGAGCGTCTGCAAGGCGTTCATCCTGACCTCGTACGCGTCGTTGAGCGTGCAATCGATCTGACGCCCGTAGACTTTACCGTCCTTGAGGGCTTGCGCTCGCCTGAGCGCCAGCAGACTTTAGTAGCATCAGGCGCTAGCCAGACACTCAATAGCCGTCACATCACCGGCCACGCTGTGGATCTTGGCGCATGGGTGGACAATCAAGTCGATTGGTCTTGGCCGCTGTACGCTAAGATCGCAAACGCGATGAAGGCAGCAGCTAAAGAATTAGGCGTTGCTATTGTGTGGGGCGGCGATTGGCGCACGTTCAAGGACGGTCCGCACTTCGAGTTAGATCGCAAGTTCTACCCCTAATGGACCCGCTAACCATCCTCGCTGCGTTTGGACCACTGGCCGTTGATCTTGGTAAGTCCTTGATCGGTCGGTTTATACAGACAGACGGCTATAAGCCTACCAACATCACTGAGTACGTGCGGATGCGTGAGTTAGACCTTAACATGTTCAAGGCGATGAACGACGCAGGCGGCGCTAACCCGTCCTATCCGTGGGTCGAGGCGATTGTGCGGCTGATGCGCCCAGGCGTTGCGCTCATCGTGCTAGTGACATGGGCGACGCTAAAACTCAACGGTCAGTCATCAGAGTCGGTTGATAACTTCGCAGCCGCCGTAGGGTTCTATCTTTTCGGCGACCGGACGCTGTTCTACTCAAAGAAACGCTAGAGCGCTCTTGCTTCCTTAAACAACTCTATCCGCTCGCGTGACGCACGCAACGCTGTGTAGCGCTGGTGCAGGCGCTCCATGATCGAGATGCGTTTAGCGCCTGCGCGTTCTTCGTTAAGCAAACTCAACACTTGTTCCTCGGTCATAAGCGCCAGTTCTTTGTTGAGCTTTCGCCAGTTCATGCTCAATTTTGTTCTCCAGTTCGATAATCTGCTTTTGTATGCGCTCTAGCGCACGGTATTGTTGCCGCAACATCTTCTCGTGCTGATGCTGCTCGGCCTTAGCGGTTTTAAGTTTAGTCTGCCATAAACTAAGTCGGGAGGTCATAGCGATCCTTAATCACACGCATGATGTCTTTGGGCGTCATGTTGGGGATGGCTGCGATGAGAAAGCAATCCATCGCAACCTTTTGCGCGAACTGGCGCATCTCTTTGACGGTCATTACGGCGATCGGCAACTGCTCGGTAGCAGCGTTGCGGATCATGCCAATCAATTCGTCGTCGGTAATCATAACGAGAAGGGGTTGTGCCAAGAGATTTTCTTATTGCGCGTGGGTGGCGTTATTTCGGTCGCGGTGTAGCCGTAGGCCCAGCCCGATCGCTTTGATACAGATGACTGCCGTTTAACGCGCTTGCGTATGATCTTGCCTTCATCCAACAAAGGCCACAGTGAGTTGTGAATTGTCTTTGCGGACATATTCAGTTTTTTGGCTAGCTCAAGCGCCGTGATGGGTGTAGAGCGTTGTTGCATGTACTTAAGACACGCTTGTTTCCGATCAACGGCTGATTCTTTTCTCAGCCGCACTATACCTATAGCCATGTGCTTTTCTCCAATAAAATTTGTTTGATGTGCGCGGGCACCTTGGGCAACGGCGCCCAGGCCACGGCCCAGTCGTCCCAAGTCCCGATCACGCAGACGCCACTAGGGTTTAGCAGTAGCATCTTGACGCCAAGCGGTGGCTCCTGATCTTCAGCAGTGCGCCAAAAAGCCTCGCCAGATAGATAAGAGGTGGCTTTCTGGAACATGTTGTGATCACCGCTCATTGATTCTTCTCCTTCAAGGCTTGCTCAATGGCTCGTGCGAATCCCCATCTATCAAACCACGCTGCATTACCTTCGTCGATTTTTTGAGATAGATAACTCAAGTCATCAATCTCATCATCCGTCAGCCCAACCCATTCACGCTTTGGGATTACTTTTTCGTGGTATGTCTGATCAGCCATCACCGCCCTCGCAAGCGACTCGCATGTTTTGCATGGCGTAGGGTCTTTGTAAAGCGCAGTCCATCGCTCAGGATGACGGCCAATATCTGCTGGTATGTGCGTGATCACATTATTCGTAATAAAGTTGTGCATCCACGCCACCGGCTCTTGCTCTGTCTCTAGTGCTTGGCGTAGGGCGGCGATGGATTCAGTTGTATTGCGCTTTGCCTGCTCCAGCGCAGACTCAGGCCAAACCCACTTTCCGTAATTTGCCCAGCCCTCCAGCGTGTGCAGCGCCAGTTGCATAGCTTCTCTGCTCATGTGTTCTTCTCCTTTAGCTTGGCTTCAATAGCTCTGGCGAATCGGTACATTTTCCGATCTTCTTCGTACCCGTCAATCTCGTGTATTTCCTGATCGGTCAGCCCAACCCATTCTTTCTTTGGTGGTTTGCTTGAAATACAAGTAACCGTGTAGGCTCTGCCACACTGACAACCCCAAGCCACAGGGCCGTCCGCAGGTGTCTTTGCTGTTTTGTTTTCGATCATTTCAGTGCCTCCATCGCAATATCGCTTAGTTTGCGTTTGTCGTGCAGCGCGGTCCATATGCGCTCATCGACGGTATCTTTAGTCATCATGGCGTAGACCCACACGCCGCGCTGCTGTCCTGAGCGGTGCAGACGTCCGACAGTTTGTTCGAAAAGCTCAAGTGACCACGGCAGGGACAGAAACACCATGTGGCAACCGCCGAACTGCAAGTTAAGGCCATGACCGGCGGACTTTGGGTGCACCGCCAGAAGCGGAACGTTGCCAGCGTTCCATCGTTCAATGGCGTCAGGGTCGTCCAGACAGGTAAGATTTCGGTATCGTCGTTTGAGTTCATCAAGCTCCTCTTTGTATTGGTAAACAAGGATCGTGTTGGCGCGTTGATTCTCGTTCAGCAGATCATCTAACGCGTCAAACTTGTGCGGGCTAAACCAGACAGGCTCAGGTGAGTAAACAAACCCTGACGACATCTGCTGCAACTTCTGCGTGACAACCGCAGCGTTCTGAGCGATGGCTTGAGCGTCAGGAAACTGCACCACGAAGTCACGCTTCATAGCCTCGTACGGCTCACGGTCGTCTAATTGAACGTGTATTTGCACCACATGACAGGGCGGCAGCTTGTCCTTGTACTCACCTGGCTCTAGTACGAAAGTAGCAGGCTTGATGCGCTGCATGACGCGCTCTAGTGCGCCAGGTAGTGGCGTCCAATCGTCAAACCCAGCGTAAGTATTAAGACTAAAGTATTGCTGCATGAACGCGCCCTTGGAGCGTCCGAGCAACTTTTGATCGATGATCTTGCACTGACCGAAGACGTCCTCAAGACCGTTGCTTGTGAACGAGCCGGTCAGACCCCAACGGATCGGACAGTCAAGCACTTTGGCAAGCGCTTTAAATCTGGCACCTGATGGGTTTTTGAGGCGTGTCAGCTCATCAAACACAACGCCATCGAAGTCCATCGACTGCTCGGCCAGCCACTGCAAGTTGTCGTAGTTGATCACAACAACCTGCGCGGTCAAGGCGGCGGTGCGCTGCTTTGGCGTTCCGACCGCAACCTGCACATCTAGCTCGGGCGCCCACTTAGGTGCCTCGATGGGCCACACGTCAGTGCACACGCGCTTAGGGGCTACGACTAGCCAACGCGCCGCTAACCCATCACGCACCATATCGCTCATGGCCGTAAGCGTGATCGCTGTCTTGCCTGCACCTACGGGCGCAAGCACCATCGCACGATCACATTCGTACAAGAAGTCAGCGGCCTGTTCTTGGTAGGGTCTAAGTTTTTGCCCACGCATCAACATCTTCCTTGCTCCATAAACAAGCGTACCGTTGCCCTAGCCGTGCCATGTCGTCAGCAAACACCTTCTGTAGCGGCGACAGACGGCCCCCGGGCGCTTTAAGTTCAATGAACCACACCACACCATCAGGCAGCACGACGATGCGGTCTGCAACGCCACGATGAGCGGGGCTAACGAATTTATACGCAATACCGCCCATCGCTTTGACACGCTTGACGAGATACGCTTCAATGTGTTTTTCCATGTCTGAATCATAACCTGTCAAAAAGTATTTGACAAGTAAATTAGATGTGCTACAGTCAAGTCTCACTCAACTAAAGGAAAGTCAAATGGAACTAAAGCTAACAACGGAAGAAGCGAAGAAAATATTGCTGGACTGGGCGCAAGCTAAGTTTGGTGATTTGTTCAATTGCGTCAGTAAAGAAGGCTACTCTTACAGCGAAACCTTTGTTTTTACCAAGGTGGAGACCGACAATGAATCACTCTAAGATCGTTGGCGGCTCGACCGCCAAACGTGTGATCAACTGCCCTGGGTCGGTGGCGCTTGTGCAGCAAATGCCACCGCAGGTCGAGAGCAAGTACGCAGCAGAGGGTACGCTCTTGCACGCGTGCATGGAAGACTTACTCGGCGCGTCGACGTTGCCTGAGGTTGCAGCCAAGCACAACCTAACGGACGAGCAGATCGAGAAGCTCGCCTTTTGCGTGCAGGCACTTGAAGCGATTGATCCTGGTCAGTCGATGGAGTTCGCGCAAGAGGTGCAGGTTGAGTTTGAAGGCGTCAAAGGTCTTGAGGGCGTCTTCGGTAACGTCGATCTGATCGGGCGCATTGGCCGCACAGCCGTGGTCCTTGATTGGAAGTTTGGCGATGGCGTGATCGTTGACGCCGAAGAAAACTATCAAGGTCTTTTTTACGCTGCCGCTGCGATGGCAACTAATAAGCTGTCGTGGGTGTTTTATTTCGCAGATGAGATCGAGATCATCATCGTACAGCCGCCTGCCGTGCGGCGCTGGGTGACGACCTTTGAGCGTGTGCAGCAGTTTGTCGCCGAACTACAGACGGCTGTGACCTTAGCCAGCAAACCCAACGCGCCGCTTGAGATTGGTGATTGGTGCCGCTGGTGCACAGGCAAGCCCGTCTGCCCTAAGATGACCGGCGAGATCGATCGCGTTGTGCATCTGAAGCTAGAGGCGCTTGCGCCTGATCAATTAGCGTCGGCGCTTGAGATGGCTGATAAGCTAGAGTCCTTCATCGCAGAGGCTCGCAAGTTGGCGTATAACCGGCTTGAGAAAAACATGCCCGTGCCGGGGTATAAACTTGTATCGAAACGCGCAACGCGTCAGTGGGCGGACGAGAGCAAAGCAGACGCTGCACTGGCGCAGCTTGGCATCCCTGACAGCGAGCGCCGTAAGACCGAATTAATTAGCCCTACTCAAGCTGAGAAGGTGCTGAAAAAGAGCAAGCTAGCACTGCCTGACGATCTTGTCATCGCAGTGTCGAGCGGCAGCACGTTAGCGCCGGAGAGCGATCCCCGGCCTGCCGTGCTTAACGTTGGGTTGCACTTAACTGCTGCCCTTTCTAAACTTCAGTAAGGAAATCGTGATGTCTAATCTAGTAGCTTTCAGTCAAGCAAATCTCCCATCAGTAGCAAGCCTTTCCACAGCACTGCGTACACTTGAAAAGGACGTTGGCCCGTCTGGCATCGTCATTCTTAAGATGGACAAGACCGGCCACTGGGTCTTTGGTGCTGATCAGACCGAGATCGAAGATGGTTCGACTTGGGCAGTCAATCCCTTCTCGTTTGTCCACGGCTACATTGCGTGGGGTGATGGCGAGGTGTTGGCTGAGAAGATGGTGTCGGTATCTGAGCCTTTGCCCAACATCGATGTCGCCCCGCCAGGCGCAAAGAAGGGTTGGGAAACCCAAGTCGGCATGTCGCTTAAGTGTCTGACAGGCGACGATCAAGGTATGGAAGCCCGCTATACCACCACGTCAGTCGGTGGTAAGCGCAGCGTACAGACGCTCGCGCTAGCGATCGCCGCGCAGGTTGAGAAGGATCAATCAAAGCCTGTGCCTGTCGTGAGGCTCAAGAAGGACCACTACACACACAAAAGCTATGGCAAGATATTCACGCCAGTGTTTGAAGTTGTGGAGTGGGCAAGCATGGACGGTAAGACCGAGGAAGTGGACGCACCGGAGGAGGCCAACCCCGCCGCTGAAGATGCGCCGCGTCGTCGTCGTCGCGTAGCCTAACTAGCTTGGAGAGCCACGGTGTAACAGCCGTGGCTTTTTTTTCTTTGGAGAAAACGATGGAACACCCTTATGAAACGCTTACGCATTTATTGCGCGAATATAAGCATCTATGCGACATGTGTGATGCGGTTGGTGCGCTTGAGTGCGCGATGCAGATCAGGCGCACCGCTTCGGAGTTGGTTGTGTTGGCTGCACAAAATGCTGAACCGACGTTGGGTCCGTAGATGAGCGTGCTGATTTTAAATATGACTGAAAGCTGGAAAGATGTGTCAGGCTATGAGGGGTTGTATGAAGTCAGCGACATTGGACGCGTATTGTCAAAACGTACCAATCGACCGCTTAAACCGAACATCATGAAACACGGATATGCCTGCGTTCATTTGTATTCGGGCGGTAAACAAACCCGCGTCGTTAAAACCATACATCAGCTTGTAGCGCAGGCGTTCATCCCTAACCCGCAAGGCCACCGCGAAGTCAACCACAAAAATTTTTTGAGGCGTGATAACCGCGTAGACAATTTAGAGTGGGTATCGCGCAAGGAAAACGTGCAGCACGCGCTAGCCGCTGGGCGGCGAGTCAAACCGGAAAAGCGCGTCATGGGCATCAACTTACGCACCAAGACGACGGTATGTTTTGGGAGTCAAATCGCGGCTGAAATTGCCCTACGCGGCAAGCAAACTGGTGGTATCAGCGGAGCGATGAAACGCGGAAAGCCCGCGTATGGATACGTATGGTGGTTCGCATGAGTGTATTGTGGCTTGACACAGAAACAAGAAGTCGCGTTGATCTTATTTCAAGGGGCTCTTACAACTACGCTCAAGACCCATCGACATCGTTACTGTGTTTGTCATATGCGTTTGACGACGAGGAAGTTAAAACTTGGATACCTGATCAACCTTTCCCCCAGCGTGTGGCGGATCACTTCGCAAATGGCGGCCGCATCTATGTTCATAACGCGGCGTTTGATCGTTTAATTCTGTGGTATGTGGTTTGTCCGGAATTTGACGTTCCTGAACCCCGACTTGAGCAGTTTTATTGCACTGCAACACAGGCGCGTGCTAACTGTGCGCCAGGGTCGCTTGAGGACGTGGGGCGGTTTGCTAGCGCAGACATGCGTAAGGACTACCGTGGGGCGCAACTGATAAGGCGGCTATGTATGCCGCAGGCAGACGGCAAGTTTTGCCAAGATGCGGCACTTTTTGCCGAGATGGTGGCCTACTGTGAACAAGACGTTCGCGCCATGCGAGCCATCTCCAAGGCCATGCGCGACCTATCAGCCGAAGAACTAGCCGACTACCATGTGAACGAGCGCATCAACGACCGTGGTGTGCTGGTGGACGTAGCGCTGTGCAAGGCCGCGATCGACTACGCGTCAGACGAGTTGGTCGAGATCGAGCAACTGGTCGCTGAAGTAACGCAAGGTGAGATTATGAGCGTGCGCTCGCCCAAGATGCGTCAGTGGGTCATGGACCGCGTTGGTCCTGAGGCGCTCAAGCTCATGGAGTCTTACAAGGACGGTGAGAAGAAGTATTCGATTGATAAGACCGTTCGCGCTAATTTGCTTGCGATGGACGATCCTGAACAGGTGCCACCGGACGTTGCTGACGTGATCCAGTGCGCGGACGACCTGTGGGCTAGCAGTGTGGCGAAGTTCGCTCGCCTGGCTGCGCTTGCAGATGATGAGGACCATCGCGTCAGGGGTGCGTTCGTATTCGCTGGCGGCTCGGCCACGGGTCGTGCGTCGTCTTACGGCGCACAAGTTCACAATTTCACGCGCAAGTGTGCGGATGACCCCGAGGCTGTGCGGCACGCGATGGTGCGCGGTCACAAGATCGTGCCGACCTACGGGCGACGCGTCACTGACGTACTTAAAGGAATGCTACGGCCTGCGCTGATGCCTGCGCCTGAGCATGTGCTTATCGTAGCAGATTGGGCGGCTATTGAAGCGCGTATGAACCCGTGGCTGTCAGCGCATGTGACGTCTGAGGCTAAGTTAGATTTGTTTCGCACGGGCGCTGACATTTACAAACACAACGCGAGTCGAACCTTTAACGTGCCCATTGAACAGATCGACAAGGAGCAGCGCCAGATCGGGAAGGTCCAAGAGCTTGCCTGTGGTTACGGTGGCGGCGTGGGTGCGTTCGCCTCGATGGGGCGCATCTATGGCGTTAACCTTCCAGAGGCTGACAGCAGGCGCATGGTCGATGCGTGGCGTCGCGCTAACCCGTGGGCGGTGCACTACTGGCAGGCGCTTGAGTCGGCCTACTTGCGTGCGATGAAGCATCCAAAGTCTGAGTTTAAGGCTGGCCGTGTGACGTACTATTTTGACGGTCAGCATCTCTGGTACGCGCTGCCGTCGGGTCGCATCTTATGCTACCCCTACGCTAGGCTAGAGGATGATGGCGTGTCCTATGCCAAGGCGTCATGGAAGCCTGCTGCGGACGCTAAGGAGTGGCCCCGAGCGCGGCTGTGGAAGGGGTTAGCGGCAGAGAACATCTGCCAGGCAGCGGCGAACGACATCTTGCGCTCGTCGCTGCGTCAGCTTGATGGCGTCGTGTTGCATGTGCATGATGAGATTGTTTTAGAGGTTCCAGCGTCTGACGCTGACGCTGCGGTAACGATGCTCCATAGCGTCATGTGTACGTCGCCCGCATGGGCAAGCGGTCTGCCCTTAGAGGCCGAGATTAACGTTATGGATAGATATGGAAAAGGCTGAAATTTTAGTTTGGACATCCATCCCAGGATATGAAGGTTTTTATGAGGTTAGCAATTATGGCGATGTTCGGTCGCTTACACGTTCAGTGCCTTATGGACGTCATAAAAGAACAATGTACCAAGGTCGTGACATAAAACAATTTATTTCTGGGTCTTATTTGAGTGTCAAATTATCAAAAACGGGTGTGACAAAAACTAAATATATCCATGAGTTAGTGCTGCTAGCTTTTGAAGGGTATAGACCAACTGTTGAGGGTAAATGCGAGATTCGGCATCTTGACGGTGATAAAACAAATAATCGTTTAGGCAATCTCAAATACGGCACAACTAAAGAAAATTTTGAGGATAGAAAATTGCATCGTATGGGTTTAATAGCAATTAAATGAGGGTTGACATGACAAAAGCATTCTTGGAGTTCCTAATTTCTCTTGCGCCTGAGGGCGAAACGCCGCTCATCGTGCGGCAAAAGCCGCAGCTTAAGGACGGTCAATTGCAGTTTCATGCAGATGGCGCGATCAAGTGCACATGGCCTGCCCATCTGCCGGACATTAAGAAGATCAAGCCCGATCAGGCGTGGTAC